GCGAGATGACCCCAGCCCGGCTCATGGGCTATCGCAAAATGGCGGACAGCAGGCGCGGAAGACGCTGCAAGAAGCTGTCCGTAGAGGGGAGCATGCACCCGCTTGTGCGGAGGCTCTTTGAACTGATCAACGAGGACCCGCTCATGACGTTCAAGGTCCTGAAGGAGCGGTCCGGGGTGCAGATCGACACGATGAGCCAGTGGCGGTACGCGCACTCCCCCGCCCTTGTGACGTTCGAGGCTGTCCTCAACGCCGCTGGCTACGAACTCTGCATTCGCAAGAGGAAGGACTCATGACGACGCTCCCCCTTTACAAGCAGATGCACGCGGAGGGGAAGTTCCCCGGCCACAGCACGGAGAAGTGGTCCAGTGTCGTGCAGGAGGCGATCAAGGAGTTCGACGCCAAGACGATCCTCGACTACGGCAGCGGAAAGGGGATGCAGTACGACTCCCTGAAGCTGCATGAGAAGTGGGGTGTGGAGCGCCCGACGCTCTACGACCCCGCCGTCCCGGGTATCGACACCCCGCCAAGCCTCTTCCAGAAGTTCGATGGGGTGATCTGTCTCGACGTCTTGGAGCATCTCGAAGGCGACGAACTGCGACGCGCGGTCTTCGACGTGACCATGCGGGCGCGCAAGTTCGCGCTGTTCGGGATCGCGACTTTCCCCGCCAAGAAAACCCTGCCAGATGGCCGCAACGCCCACCTGACGCTCTGGGGCGAGGGCGTCTGGGCCGACTTCATCAACAGCCACCGTTTCCGCAGCAATGCGCTCGTCATGATGAACTTCGATGGAGGCCGCCGTGACCCCTGACCCTCTCCCGTACTGGATCGGCTACGACGCGCGGGAGGCCGACGCATTCGACGTCTGCTCGTTCTCCGCGCAGCGCAAGAGCAGCATCGGCCTGTACGTCCGGGCGCTTCGCCACAAGGACCTGCGCGCGAGCGGGTTCTTCACGCGGCAATGGGGGATCAACCCGCAGACCGGCCAACTGTTCGACATGCTGGACGGACTGCCGTTCTCGACCGAGTTCGCTTTCACCCGGTTCCTCGTCCCGGCGTTGCAGGGCTATAAGGGATGGGCGCTCTTCACGGACTGTGATGTCCTGTGGCTAGACGACGTATCGAACCTAGTCGCGGAAGCGGACTCAAGGTTCGCTGTGATGGTCGTCAAACAGAACCACATACCGCAAAACCAGATCAAGATGGATGGGCAGATTCAGAAGCCGTATCCCCGAAAGAACTGGTCGTCGGTCATCCTCTTCAACTGCGAGCATCCGGCGAACCGAGCGCTCACCCCCGAGTTCGTGAACACGGCAACGGGCAGGGAGTTGCACACCTTCTCCTGGCTGGATGACGGAGAGATCGGGGATCTGTCCCCTGGCTGGAACTTCCTGGTCGGCCACACGAAGCACAACGTCAAGCCGCGCCTGATGCACTTCACCGATGGCGGTCCGTGGTTCGAGCATATGCGGGACGTCCCGTTCGGCGGGTGGTGGACAAACGAGTATGACCTGATGCTCAAGCAGAAGGGGAAGTTCGAGTGAAGAAGATTGGGGACTGGTGGCTGCCGAGCGCCGACGAGCATTTCTTCGGTGACGTCACGAACTACCAGAGGGCGTCGTATGACGCGGCCGTGGAGTACGTCCGCACGTTCGGCACCGCAATCGACGTGGGCGCGCACATCGGCATCTTCACGCGCAGGATGTCACACGCCTTCTCCCTGGTCCACGCCTTCGAGCCTGACGCCAGGAACTACGCCTGCCTTGTCCGCAACGCGCAGGACTGGGATGTGAAGGCCACCTTCGGGGCTGCTGGCGCGCAGCGGGGCATGGGGGATGTCCGGGTGGACGCCTTGGCGAACTCCGGAGCGCGTGGCTTCGAGGCCTCCGCCACCGGGTCGGTGCCAATGTACGCCATCGACGAGTTCAGCTACGCCAACCTGGGGCTCATCAAGATCGACACGGAGGGCTTCGAGCATCGGGTGATCGTCGGTGCGCTACACACGATCAAGGCCCACAAGCCGGTCCTGATTGTGGAACGCCCAGGCCAGGATGCCGAAAGGGTTCTGGGCTTGTTTGGGTACAAAGTCGCCAGGGTCATCGGCAAGGACAGCATTTTCGTGGAGGGATGAAATGAAGGTTATGGTTTGCTCGACGTGGTCGGATGCCGGGTTCGAGGCGTATGGTCGAAGGTGGCTGGAGACGGCCGAGGAGCATTGGGCCAAAGGCATCGACATCAACGTCATCACCGACGCCCGGCTGGCGATGGCCCCGGAGTTTCGCAGCTTCATGGAGCGGCACGCGGCGTCGAGGCTCGATCAGGGCGAGCCCGGGTACGACTACCGGCAGGACTTGGTTCGGTTCTGCCACAAGGTCTTCGCAATCCGGGCCGCCCTCGAAGACGCCCTCGAAGACGACCACGATTGGCTGATCTGGCTCGACGGCGACGTGGAGACTCGCGCGCCCCTGACCATGGAGTTCCTGGCCAGCATCTTGCCGGAGGACAAGGACGGAGTCCTCCTCTCTCGCGCGCACACCGCACCACACCCGGAATGCGGGTTCATGGCCTTCAACCTCCGCCGGAAGGGGGCCGACTTCATCCGCAAGTTTGCGGGCATGTACGTCAAGGACGACGTCCTGAAGCTCGCGGAACTGCACGACAGCTACGTGTTCATGGTCTGCGTGCTGGCGCATGTCGAGTCCGACCAGAGCGAGTGGCACGACCTTTGCCCAGTCGGCGGAGGCCCACATGGCCTGGACGCCTTCGAGGCAAGTCCCTTGGACAGCGTGTTCGTCCACAAGAAGGGCGGGCGCAAGGCCGGGATGACTAACGCGGAGATCATTGCCCGCCTGCTGGCGGGGAGGATCGGGAAGGTCATTCACCCGGGCGAAGGGTTCGACCTCGCAGACAGTCACGTCCCCATCGTCGATTGTGTGATGCAGCCGGTCGAGGCAATCCGCGAGTCGCTCGCCAAGATTGGCGACAAGCCCATGATATTGTTGGGGTTTTACTCCTCCGACGAGGAGGGACGGCACGTTGACACAAGCCGCTTTGGCATCAACGCTGTGCGGACCGACGTCGTTGCGTTCGAGTCTGTGGAGCGCGCGACGGACGGGCTTGGGTTCGTCCATGTGGCGGCCACCCGGGACTTCGAGCCAATCCCCGACGCTCTCCCGGTGTTCCATCACCGGCAGATGTCGATGATCAAGAAGGAGCAGATCAAGGCGATCACGAACAACGCCTACCAGACGAACATGGTCGTCCAGACGCAGAACTGCGTCCCGAACGAGACGATCCAGGCGAACATCGTCGCAAACCTGGGCCAGATCCAGAACTGGGTGGTCTACGCCAAGCACCACATGCGCCGGGCGGTCGTCGCCTCGGCCGGTCCGTCGCTCGACATGCCAGAGACCATCGAGGCCATCCGCCGGGAGGTCGAGCAAGGTGCGGTGCTGTTCTGCGTCAAGCACAGCCACCAGAAACTCATCGACGCCGGGCTGGTCCCTTGGGGGTGCGTCCTCCTCGACCCTCGCCCGCATGAGGGGATCTCCACACACGGACGCCCCCGGGCGGAACTGCTGCCCGCCGCGCATCCAGAGGTGCGGTACTTCTGCGCCTCGATGGTTGACCCGAGTGTGGTGAGGCGTCTTCTCGACAGCGGCGGCAAGGTCTACGGGTGGCACGCTGCCGTGGGGGCCGATGAGAAGTCGGTCCTCCCGCCCGAACACCAGAAGTTTCTGATGGGGGGAGGATCTTCGTCGGCGGTTCGCGCTATGATCCTGGCGTGGCAATTCCTCGGCTTCCAGTCGATTGGGCTGTATGGCTTCGACTCCTGTCACCTCGACGAGAGCAAGCTCGACAAGTCCGCGCGGCACCAGGATGGCACCCCAAAATACGTCCCGATGGACGTCTCGGTGGGGGGCAGGAGTCGGCAGTTCTGGACGGACAGAGACATCCTCTGTCAGGCCCAAGACTTCACCCGGCTTCTTCAGGAGAGCCCGTGGATTCAGTGGGACGCGCACGGTCCCGGCATCGTTGCGTGGCTGTGGCAGAACACGCGCGGAGTGATGCCCACGCTTGAGGAGACGTATGTATGAGCGCAGACCGCAAGTGGCGAGGGGACAACGAAAGGGTCAAGCGCACCAAGCGTCAGGCCCTGAACGCTCTCCTCGTCAACATTGCGGACAGCCTCGACGAACAGGAGCGTGAGTCCATCGCCCAAGTCTGCATGGAGGACTTCCGTGCAGACCGGGACAGCCGCGCCGAGTGGGACGCGATGCACGCGGACTGGGTCGCGGTCTACAACCAGCAGGATGCCCCGTACAACCGGCCATGGCCCGGGTCATCGGACGAGTCGCTGGGCCTCCTGACGGAGGCGTGCAACTCCTTCCAGGCGCGGGCATACAAGGCGTTCTTCGCCTCGCGTATGCCCGTCGCCGCCGTCTCGACCAGGCCATCGGACCCGAATGCCTCGCAGCGGGCCAAGCGAGTCAGCCAGTTCCTCCAGTGGTCCCTGTTCTTCAAGGACCAGACCTACAAGGAAGACAAGGCCGCGATGCTGCTACGCGTGGCGGTCCACGGGTCTGACTTCAGCAAGACCTACTTCGACCCGGTGATGAACCGGATCGTCACGCGCCCCGTGCGTGCGGAGGACCTGTTCGTCCCGTACCACATCGGCCCGATCAACATCGAGGATGTGCACCGGAAGAGCGAACTCATCCACCTGCAACTGAACGAGGGGCGGATTCGGGCTGCGGAGGGGTACTTCCTCTTCCCGCCGGAGGCCATGATGGTCGGGCAGATCGAGTCCCCGATCCAGCAGCAGAACGACAGGGACAACGGGTTCCGGCCAACCGCGACACAGAGCGAGGACATGGCCCAGATTATCGAGCAGCACCGGGATCTAGACCTGGACGGAGACGGCATTGGCGAGCCGTACAAGGTCTGGGTGGACGTGACGTCCGAGAAGTTGCTCCGCATCGAGGTGCGGTATGAGGTGGACGAGTCGGGGAGGCCCCTGAACGGCCGCCTGCCCATCGAGGAATATACCCACTACCGGTTCCTCGCGAACCCGGACGGCTTCTACGGCTACGGGCTGGGGTTCCTCCTCGGGAAGACCAACATTGCCATCAACAAGCTCCTGCGCCAGTTCATCGACGCCACGACGCTGTCGATCCACGGCAACATGAGCGGCTTCATCTCGGAGGCCCTGAACATCAGCAAGGGGCCGGTCAAGATCGAACTCGGCACCCTGAAGACGGTCTCCGCAAGCACCGACGACATCCAGAAGGGGATCAAGACCCTCTCATTCCCTGCCCCACCACCTACCCTGATGCAGGCTATCGCCCAGCTTGAGGGGCGAGCCCAGCGCATCGGCGCGACGACGGATGCCGCAGCGGGGGACATCAACAAGGTCTTCCAGCCGACGACCATGCAGACCATGGTCGAGCAGTCGCTGGTCATGTTCACCAGCGTGCAGGAGTTCCTGCTGCACTCCTGGTCCAAGGAACTGAACAAGATCTACCGGCTGCACGGCATCTACTTCCGGGGCGTCGAGGGCTTCATCTCGATTGGCCTCGAAGGCCCCGAGGAGATGGTCGTCACGGAGCAGGACTTCGCTGACGACATGCTCATCATGCCCGTTGCTGACCCGCGCATGATGACCCAGCAGTCTCGCCTCCAGAAGGCGCAGTTCCTGTTCGAGTTCGCCACCAAGAACCCCATTGTCGGGAACAACCCGGAGGTCCTCCTTGCGGTGTCAAGGAGGCTCCTTGAGGAGATGGAGATCGATGGCATTGACAGCATTCTTCCGCGATCTGTGGACGAGCTTCCTCCGCCTGCGCCAGATCCGAAGGCGATGGCGGAGCAGGCAAAGGTTCAGGTCGAGCAACAGAAGCTTCAGCTAGAGGCCCAGAAGGTCCAGCAGACGGTCCAGCTTGAAGCCCAGAAGATGCAGGTTGACCAGCAGATGAAGCAGGCATCGATGGTTGGCGACCAGCAGCTTCAGCAGATGCGGATCGAGAACGAACGGGTGATCGCTCAGATGCGGATGGAGCATGAGCGGATGATCGCCCAGGAGAAGCTGGCCCTGGAGCAGACCCTGGCGACCATGAAGCTGGAGGTCCAGGCCCAGATCGACCGCGAAAAGATCAGGCTCGACGCCGAGATCAAGCGTGAGGCGGAGCAGTCTCGGGCGCAGGCGACCCGTGAGCAGCAGCAGGCCGCAACGCAATCGACCGAGGCCGGGGCCAAGCAGGTGGCGGAGATCGTGAAGGCCATGACGACTGCCATGGCCGGGCCGAAGGAGGTCAAGATCGTGTCGCCGCCGCGCGAGGTCATCATCAATCACAAGGGCGACAACGGTTCGCCAACCTAACGAACGAAAGGGCATGACATGGGCAAGAGCCGCGACTTCTCGAACGACTTCCTCAAGCTGTTCTTCAACGGCGGAGCCATCGCCAATCTGGCGCAGAACACCGGCACGTCGCCCCTGACGGACCTGTGGTTCAGCCTCCACAGTGCAGACCCCGGCGCGAC